CCCATCCCCATATCACTCTGCTGTGGTTCTTCCTGACAAGCACATTGTCAAGATGCCCTTAGAGACCTGTCAGATGCTTGCTATTGTATGCTCTGACAAATGGGGTCATGGTTTTGGCACCCTTCCCAAAGCAGACGGTACTCCCTATGCTACTGAGAAGGGTGCTTTTCGTAACCACCCATGTACCAAGTGGGCGAATGAGTTTGTAACTAACTGGCAGTGGTTGCTTGCTCATGGACTTGCTATGTGCGACGAGTACACTGCCAGGTATGGTAGAGTACACACATGCGAGAAGACTCTTCTAGCAGCGAAAGAGATCCTACCTACTGCTGATCCTCAGGGTCGGTCAGGTAAGGAGACCACACCATTCGTCAGAGCAATGCCTGATGAGTACAAACTTGACACTAGTATCTCTACCATTGATGCATATAAAATGTATATTGCATCTAAACCCTGGGTAGCAGATAACTATATTAAACTTCCACATCGTAAACCTGACTGGGTTTGACACTAAATTATGAATGATTTCCTTTGGGTAGAAAAGTACCGTCCTCAGACGGTTGATGATTGTATCCTTCCAGAGGAGACTGCGACCATGTTCAAGGGTTTCCTTGACAAGGGTGAGATCCCCAACATGCTGCTTGCTGGTCCTGCTGGTATTGGTAAGACTACTATTGCTAAGGCACTATGCAATGAACTGGGTGCTGACTACTATGTGATCAATGGGTCCGATGAGGGACGCTTTCTAGACACTGTGAGGAATCGTGCCAAGGCATTCGTTTCGACCGTCTCACTGACCTCTGAGGCACGTCACAAGGTGCTTATCATTGATGAGGCAGACAACACCACCCAAGACGTGCAGATGCTCCTGAGAGCATTTATTGAGGAGTTCCAGAACACCTGTCGTTTTATTTTTACTTGTAACTACAAGAACAAAATTATCCAACCACTACACTCACGGTGCTCGGTTGTTGAATTCAATGTGAAGGGGAAAGAGAAAGCACAACTCGCTGCATCTTTCTTCAAGCGTGTCCATACAATCATGGCACAAGAGGGTGTTGACTTTGAACTCCCAGTGCTTCGTGAGGTTGTTATGAAGCACTTCCCTGACTTCCGACGTACAATCAACGAACTACAACGGTATTCTTCTAAGGGTATTATTGACACAGGTATTCTGGGTCAGATGTCAGACATTGCCATGACTGATCTTATGGAGTTCTTAAAGAATCGTAAGTTTACTGATGTTAAGAAGTGGGTTGTCGCTAACATGGACAACGAACCTCACGCTATCATGAGAAAAGTGTACGACTCTCTCTATACATACTTACAACCGAAGAGTATTCCCGAAGCAGTTCTTGTTATCGGTGAGTATCAATATAAAGCAAACTTTGTCATGGATCAGGAGATCAATCTCGTTGCATTCATGACTGAGATCATGATGAGGTGTGAATTCAAATGAAAAAAACTCGTTATGTATATACGCACAACTTTCATGGCACACCTAACAGTGCTAATGCGAAGGAAGTTCGGAACTTTTTTGAATCATGTGGAATAAAATTACATATCGACTATGATAAAAAATACTTTTATACTTGGGAAGATGCTGGATATGAATGTTCTTGGTTTACATTTTCTCATGTAGAAGAGGTGGAGATTTCTCAAACGGTAACTAAACTTGATTCAGAAAACAAATATGCTAATGGCATGAACTGGAAAAATGTTGGTAACCCTTATGCTAATTCTCGTCTTCGTAAAGTAAATACTAATAGTAAAGGTCGCATTGTTAAAAAGTCAACCAAACTTCCAATCAATCCAAGAACAGGACTTCGTGATGGTGGAGTGTGAGTTTAAATGATAAAAACCCATGAGTTATTTCCAACGAGAGTCTATGAGTTTCGCCTAGAAGGTGATGACATGGCAATCTCTGATCAGGCATTGGAATACATTAAAACCTTAGAGATGGCAATGTATAATTTTCCTGCTGGTGTTCGTACCAGTCGGGGAGACATACATAAGGAAGATGAGATGCTGCCTTTAACTGGATTCTTCCATGACTGTCTGGACTACATTCGTTGCGACCTTGCACTCCAAGCAGAGGAACTTCGTATCTCTTTGTCTTGGGCAAATTGGGCACCACCTGGTTCAGGTGCTGGTCATCCTCTTCATCGTCACAATTATTCTTATCTCTCTGGCGTATACTACTTCACCGAAGGAAGTGATACTGTCTTTCAAGACCCTGTTGATATCCGTAATCTTGATACCTTGGAGATTATTCGTGATTACTTCGACGGACCCTTTGAAAATATCAAGGCAGAACCTGGTAAACTTCTTATCTTCCCTGGATGGTTAAGACATTATAGCAATCCCCATAGCGGTAAAAAAGATCGCTATACTATGTCTTTCAACTCATTGCCTCATGGACCTGTGAATGCTGGTCCCCAAGGTGTACCAATGGCAAACCTTAACATACTATGATTAACTCTGAACGGTTTGATTTTCCATCTATCTTTGGTGTGGTCAAATCAACTGATGGGTTGAAGCGACCACAGACGAGACCACTCCGAGCAGAAGTCCAAGAGATTTCTATTGCTAAGTACAGCGACAGTCAATTGAAGTATGTTGGCGACACTGATAAAGGTAGAGACTTCTATGGACTAGAAGATAAACTCTTCTATGAGTCTAAGGGTATGGACAACCTCTTCTGTAAGAGGATTCCCTGGACAAAAGAGATTACACTTAAAAACTTTCAGGGAGCAAACCTAGGTTTACCTGAAAAAACCTTTGACTACATGCTACTATGGGATACCAAGCAGTACACTGTTGGTATTTGTGACTGGGAATCCTGCATGAAGTACACCAAGGTCAAAGATGCAGTTATTTCTTTCCGAGTCCATTTTGATGATATAACAATTCTTGCTAAGAATGTTATTCCAGTAGAGAAGGAAGACTTCGCTACTAAACTTTATAATCTTATTGAGTCAACAGTATGAAATTATTGAAGACACCCCTACGTTATCCTGGTGGTAAGTCAAGAGCAGTCACTCAGTTGTACAACTGGTTCCCTGGTGGTATCACAGAATACCGAGAACCTTTTGTAGGTGGTGCTTCGATGGCATTATATTTTTCGCAATTGAATCCTGAGATTCCTATCTGGATCAATGACAAGTATACCTATCTCTACAATTTCTGGTTACATCTCAGAGATGAAGGAGACGATCTATCTGATGTTTGTTATGCAATTAAGGAAGAGCACCCCACACCTGACCTTGCTAAGGAGTTGTTTATACGAAGCAAAGAAGAAATATCCGAGGCCGATCCTTTTCGTCAAGCTGTTCTATTTTGGGTTCTTAATAAGTGCTCTTATTCAGGGTTAACTGAGAACTCTTCTTTCTCGGAGACAGCATCAAATCAAAACTTCACCAGACGTGGAGCAAGAAATCTAAAAAACTATCAAGACATCATTAGGGATTGGCATATCACCAACCTAGACTACACTGAACTTCTTGATGATAAGAATTCTTTTGTCTTCCTTGACCCACCATACAGGATCAATTCATTCTTATATGGGACCAATGCTGAGATGCATAAGAACTTTGATCATGAAAGGTTTGCTGATTCATGTAAAGAGTGTCCTAGTAATTGGATGATCACATACAATGTCGATGCAGAGATTGAACGTATGTTCAAGGACTATCAGCAAAGGTATTTCCAACTTACCTATGGCATGAAGCATCGAGTAAACAATAAGAAGTCTGAACTTCTCATCAGTAACTACAACGTAGAACCAATTAACCCTCTCCAAGAGTTTCTTTATGGACAAGTTTGAATATCAACTGAAAGATTACCTCAATGGTATCAACTTGAAGCAGGGTTCTCTTCATGAGGACGATCGTGCTATGGCAAAGTATCCAACCTTTGTTGTCAACAAGTGTCTCGCTGGTCATCTTGACTGCATTTTGCATGTCAATCAGATGAATATGCACTATGAATTGGATAATGATATGCAATATAATTATTACCTACATAGTATTAGGAAATCCAAACGCTTTGCGCCTTGGAACAAATACACGGCAGAAAATGATCTAGAACTAGTAAAACAGTTCTACGGATACAGCACCGACAAGGCGAGAGATGCCCTGAAACTGCTCAACAAGGATCAGTTGGAAGTCATCAAAACTAAATTAAATGTTGGAGGAAATTCAAGATGACTAGTGAAGAGATCACCTGGTCTCAGGATATGATGTTGGAAGTTGCACTTAAAGAACCTGATGATTTTTTGAAAGTGCGCGAGACTCTAACTCGAATTGGTGTGGCATCACGTAAAGATCGTAAACTATATCAATCCTGTCATATTCTGCATAAGAAAGGAAAGTATTACATCGTTCATTTTAAAGAGTTGTTTGCTCTCGATGGTAAAACAGCAAACATTACTAAGAATGATATCGAACGAAGAAATCGTATTGCCAAATTGTTGTTTGATTGGGGTCTAGTAAACTTCCAAGCAGATGAACTAGTCGAGATTGCACCGTTAAACCAAATCAAAGTTCTTTCTTACAAAGATAAGCAAGACTGGATACTTGAAAGCAAGTATAATATTGGTAAAAAGAGAGTCGCTGTTGAATCTTAATCATGTATGATCAAATGGACTGTTATGACAAAGCAATCCAACTCTTTGGGAATCGTGTGAGTATGATCTGTGCCATGGAAATGGCAAAGAAATTAGACGCCGAAACTGCTTATGCTAACATCAAGATTGAACTGAAAGAATTGAAAAAAGTTCGCAAAAAATGGAGCAAAGAACATTGTGATGATTGCTAAATGAAATTTATTGGATTGAGAGTCGAAGATCACGACTCTAACATTTGTTACACTGATGGAACCAAAGTAAAGTATCTCTCCACGGAGAGATATTTTCATATCAAGCACCATGGACTAGACAATACGTGGCAGTGGCAAGACCTTACTGACGAGTTAGGTGTGCATATCAATGAAGTTGATGCTCTGTGTATCGTTAGCGATCAAGTAACCTTTGCTGAGGGTGAATTATATCGTGAGATAGACATTGGATTTCCTTGTAAAACATTTGCAATAGATCATCACTGGGCGCATGTGCTTTCGCAATGGCCAGTAGGTATTCCAGATACTAACTATGTGTTTGATGGTTATGGTAGTAACGATCGATCGCACTCTTTGTTTAAGAATGGAAAACTTACAGTTGCACATGATGTACACACTAATGGATCTATCGGTATTGAGATGGCGAAGGTGGGTGCTACCTTAGGACTGAAAGATGTGACCCCACATGGTTTAGATCTTGCTGGTAAGATCATGGGACTAGCAGCATATGGTCTCATAGACTATAAGTATTTGAAATTCCTTGATCAATTTTCTATTGATCAGGTTAAAACTATTTGGAACTTTGATCAATGGACTCGCAAGTGGGATGAAAGTTTTGATATCAATTGGTTACGCACTGTTCATGAGAGCACAGCAATTAAACTAGCAGACTATGTTGGTGGTGAAAACTTAGTAGGTCTCACTGGTGGTGTGGCACTTAATTGTGTATTCAATGGGCGTATTGTTGAGAGAGGACAGCAGATTAATACTATTCCACATGCAAATGATTGTGGATTGTCTATTGGTGCAGTAGAGTTCCTTAGACAGCACTATCATTTAGAAGAATTTGATGCTACTGGATTCCCATTCTGGCAGGAAGATGAAGCACCTGAGGAAGTTAATGATGGCACTATCGAAATAGTTGCTGAGGAGTTAGCAGCAGGTAACATTGTTGCATGGTATCAAGGTCATGGTGAGATTGGACCTCGTGCGTTAGGTCATAGGAGTATTCTTGCCAACCCTAGACTCACAAACATGAAGGATGTTTTAAACAGCAGAGTAAAACATCGTGAGAACTTCCGCCCGTATGGTGCATCAGTCCTACGAGAAGACGCTCCAAGGCACTTTGACGTACCTGAGGGTGCATCTATGCCCTGGATGAATGTATCGGTTGATGTTTGTGATAGGGGTCTTCAATCTGTGACACATATTGATAATACATGTAGAGTTCAGACAGTTGAGGGTGATGATTGTTACGCTCAACTACTTAGAAAGTATAAAGAACTTACTGGTGATAGTGTATTGTTGAATACATCACTAAATCTTGGGGGTAATCCTATTGCATCTTCTATGTGGGAAGCAAAGGAATTGTTCTCCAAAAAAGATATTGATTTTTTAGTCATCGGGAATGATGTATTACATAAATAGAAGGGCCTTACTCTTTACCTATGGACTCAAATCCAAAGAAAGAGGAAGCCAAAAAGGAAAACAAATTTGAGTGGGCGGATGAGGGTGTATCAACTCTCGTCCGAGTTATAATTCTTGGATGGTCAGCAGCAATTCTGACCCTTAATTATGTAACTGTTCCTGGCGTTCCTCAAAAAAACATTGATCCAACTTTTATTGCTAGTGTGTTTACTGGAACGTTAGCAACCTTCGGGGTGATGCCTTCTAAGAAGAAGGAAGAATCAAAACAAGCACCTACATTGGAGAAGAAAGATGCAAAAATTGATTAACGGTATTGCGTTGTTATCTGGTCTAGTTTCTTTATCTATCCTAGGGGGTGGTGCTTATCTTTACGTTCAAAAGGATGCTCTCATTGAGAGTGCTACACAAGCAGCAACAAAGGCAGCAACAGAAGCAGTCGTAGGCGCATTGCCTGGTCTGGTTGGTGGTCTCATGCCAGATGTTCCTGAGTTACCTGGTGCAACTGGTGGTGTTATTCCTGGTGCTCCTGCTCCTGGTGTATCTGCCCCATCTGCAACTGGTGGAGTCTTGCCCTTCTGATGGAGATCCGTGAAATAAGGTTGGATAATATTAATATCAAACGGATTGAAATACCCGTTTGGAATTTTAATGATCCATCCGCTACATTATATGTGTCTTCACCCGCCACTA